ATATATGTAGAATATGAACTTAGAAGTGCATTAGCAGAAGAAGCTCTGCCACGTATTCTTTGATTAGATAAGAACGCGCCTTGAGTATTTGAAATTTCTACGACAAGATTAGAGCCAGCTCTAGATACAGTTTGCACTGTAGCATTTGCCCATTCGACGGTAGAATTAGACTGATATACTTGTTCGCCTTTTGTTACTAAAACCCCGTTTTGTATATCTGAAAGTATTAAACTATTATTTGTAGTAAATGCAACAATATTTGCAGTAGCAGTTAAATCAGTATAAGTTACAGTATTAGCATAAATCGTATTATCGGAATTATAGAATCGAGCATTCGATTGTAGATTGCCGGAAATAACTGAAACGTATAGATTTCCTGTTGTCGAATCAATAGTTGAAACATTGATTGAAATTATTTGACCGTATCCAGAAAGTGTATTGTTTGCATAATAATTGTAAATAAGATTATTTGTTTGAAACGTTCCAGACATTCCTTGAAAATCGATATTAGCTTTAGGCTGAACAAACGGTTCAAATTGAATAAAAGGATTGATCAAAGATCCATTTGAAACAATAACATTATTAACCTGTAATGTTTTTTCTGCAATTATAATTTTTGGAGAGATCGTATAACCCCAACCACCTTCTAATAATAAAAACTCTACTTGACCAGTAGTATTATATGTAGAAGTTACGATGGCTTTACCGTTCATTCCAGTATTTGAAGTAAGAGTGACGATATCACCTACGACATACTCTGACGCACCAGTAAGGACTTCTAATTCATTTAATGAACCAGTAATGACAGGAGTGTTTCTTGGATCAGTCGTGCCAGTATGTATTACCTTTTCGCCGTACTTAAAGTTACCTTTTAAATTACTCAAGAAAAATACATGAATATTTTTTGATATTTTTACTTTATTGCCAGCAGAATCGGTTTGGTCATTGATCTTTTTCTTGACGGAATAATTATCAACGAATGCAGTAGCACCACTATCTATGCCAGTAATTTGTTTCCCTTCGAACGCTGAATTATATGGAGTTTCAGTAACTTCAATGTAAATCGGAATTTTCCATGTGTTATCTGAAAGCTTGAAAACATCATCGCCTGGATAACGAATAGAGGCGGGTTGTGCATAAACTAATTTAAAGAAAAGATCTACTGAACGTTCTGTACCTTTGGATCTATAAAAATCTAATGCATTCTTTATGAAAAGTCGTTTATTTGTAGCTGTATCAAACTGAATATTCTTAAGTGTTTCTTCTTTGAAATAAACTAGAAAATTGTCTACTGTTTGATCTACATCACGATATTCCAATAACCTACGGGAATGATAAAGCGTATTATTTGCTTGCTCTAACCATTCATAGTAAGCTTTTACAAACGTTACGAAAACTTGTCCATCTTCTCTATAAAAAGAAGGAAACTGTGATTCGATAAGGGGAGAGATGTAAGTGACAATATCTTTCACTTATTATTCCCTTTCAGAAACGATATTAATACGAACATCTTCATCTTTAATCGTTAAAATCGTTCTTAACAATGAAGATATATCTTTTCGTTTTGTGCGGGCAAAAATCTTAATACCACTTCCAGTATATTCTGTTATATTCAATCTTTTAAGTTGAACTTTGCCAGTTTTATAATCTACTGTGCCAACAGTATTTACTACTACGTTATTGGTTCCATCTAAAGTAATTGTCGTAATATTACCTTTTCCATCGTCTTTCAACTTTACTAATTTATTTTGAACAACAAAATTAGTAGATTCAATTGTAGAAATATAGTTGCTAGGATAAATTTTCTCAAGATCTGCAAAATCGTTTTCAAGTTCTTGCGCAAAATCTATGTCATAATTTTTTTCTATTCCTGTTTCTGGAAGCACTACTCGTATGGGCCTAATTATTGTATCATTACTTAATATACTTCTATCGGTCGCGTCTATAGTTTTAACCAAACTGCTATAACGTAAAGTAGTGTTAAAATCATCAAGGTATGTTCCATTAAAGTCCCTTATAGCAGTTAAAATTAACTCTTTAAGAGATTCGCTATTTAATGCAGTAGTGTTTAGATTATATCTAACAGTAGAAAATATATCTACGTTCATGAAATCTGGATCGATAAACACGGGATCAATAGACAACGAAGATCTTGGTTTAATAAAATTGTAATATTGCTGCTTTCGTATATCGGGAACGCCGTCTACATTCTTAAGATCTACTGCAATAAAGACTTTTCCAAATACTGGAGGAACAGCTTCTTCGCCTCCATATACTGATACAGCATTGATTTCAGGGAAATTTAAAAGAAGAAGATTTCTATAGTCTTCAGCAGTTATTGCTCTTTCTTGAGTAGTAAAATATCTTGGAGCATTAAACTTAACTGACTCAATTGACTCATGAATAGCACCTTGTGCGGCCGCTGATACAGTGGTTACTGCTACATTTGAAAATGTTTGAATAGCGCCATCAGACGTAAATTTAAATGCGCCATTTGGAAGTTCGCCTTTACAAATACGATATTCACATACGACTATTGAATTGTCTTTTGGTTTTCTTCCAAGTACGCCATCACCAAAAAGAACTTCATACTTGTCGTTTTCTGCGCCCTGAACAAAGAATATCTGAGAATTAGCTTGTTTGTCAAATAATGAAGTTGCTCTTAGATAAGATAAAATTTCTGCACCATTATCTTCAAGCACAGTTACTGTTAAAGAATCAGTGTCAATAGTTGGATTAGAAAGCATGAATCGCTGTGATGTATCCGAATTATTTACAGTAAAAGTATCATTAACATATTGACCTTCATAGATTACAATTTCGTTAGATACAAATGTACTATTGGCACCCGAGATTACTTTATTTTCATCAGTTGAAAAGGTAAAAGTATTAGAACCAACACGCGTGTTAAATGTAGTACCTTTTGGCATAGTAACAGAAGCCACACTACCATCAGTTTGAATAGTTAAAGTAACGGTCGCACGAGCTGACTTAAAAGATCTTGGCGTGTAATTGAGTTCTTTTGCTCGTGAAATAACGCTCTCTCGTAACTGCGCGCTATCCAAAAACATTTCATTGCCGATCATATTCAAATAGAACGTGTTCATATATGTGTTATATGAAAGGACATCAAGCAATACATTTATATTACTTCCTTCAAAATCATAGTCTTTGAAGGTATTTTGAGTCTTAAGATAAGTCTTAAAACTCTCTTTGAGAGAAGTAAAATCTAAGTTTACTAAATTTATGCTTGTGTTTGCAGCCATTATCTTACTCTAATTAGAGGTATGTTTACTGTTATTGGATTAGCTATTGTAGTGATATAAAAAAGTAACGTCACTACATATCCATTATCGTCTGGATAAGGACTAACTATAACATCTATTATTTTTGCTCTTGGTTCATAATTTTCTATCGTTTGAATTATCGCAGACTTAATAGCAGCAGATGTAAATGTAGAGATGTCTTCAAACAAAAAGTGATTTAAATTAGAACCGATAGTTGGTTGAAATAATCTCTCATATTTATTCGTAGATAATAAGTTACGAATAGAACGCGTGACTGCAGCTTCATTCTTAATCGTCATCAACTGCTTAGAGTCTGGATGAGCATTAAAATTAGTTAAAAAATCAGAATATAAAAACTGATCTTTAGATTTTTGTGCTGAAAACCTATCTGCTAATGAAGGTGATGCCATCTTTGAATCCTTATTCGAATCTTATATTTATTGCTGTTCCGTCAATAAACCTATACTAGAATCATCTACATATGCATTTTTAAGATTTATTTTCGATGCCTTTAATGTCATTTCACCTTCAGATTCTATTTTACATGAGCCATTAATTTTAGTGTCTAGATTACCGTCAATTTGCATATTTACATTACCTTTGACAGTTATCTTTACATCGCCTTGAACATACATTTCATCGTTCTTAGCTAATATTGTATAGTTATCACCTGCGACTTTAGTCACAGTTCTCCCATCTGCGCTAATTTCTACATATGTACCAGACTTATGATACAGATGAATTCGTTCTGCATTTGGTGTATCATCTATTTCTATCGTATGACCGCTTTGAGTGCGTGTAACTTTATTGTATGGATACTTTGAACCGTATGTTGTTTCTGGTTCTGGACCCATCAACGGTTTTGATTTCCATGTATTCACTTCTCGCGCTAGTTGTGGCACGTCATGATTCTTAATATCACCTTCTTTTATTGCCGGTTGAGTACCAAAAATTATTGGAATTTTTGACGCCGATCCATCAGCAAAAAAACCATATGCAAAACTTCCTACTAAGATACCAGTAGGAGACGTACCTACTTCACCTAATTCAGGAGTCTGATAACTAGCACTCGTTATAGGTAATAGTGGCATAGCCCAAGGTAATTCTTCATCAGAAAATTGATCATGAAATCCATCAATACGTATCTGGCATTGACCTAATTTATCAGGATCATTGACATTCACTACTTCAGCATAAAACCAATAAAATGTACCTTCACCACCAAAGCGTTTCATGTATCAAATCCTCCGCTCTTACCATAAGATGCGTTTATAAGTTCTAGTGATGTAAAATATCTGAAGTCTAAATCCGTTTTCGATATAGTATGCCTTGCATGAGAAATTAAATATTCACCTGATACGAATTCAGAATTTTCTCCTTTTTGTTTTCCTCCGATTTTTGTCAAACCAGTAGGACTAGGAACTTCTGCTCTTACTCTGAATCCGCAAGAAAGATAAGTATCTCCATATACCATTATGCGCAATATGTTTTGAGTCAATAATGTTATGAAAGCTTTAGCATAGCCGATTTTTTGTTCTAAGAATGTGTCAGACGATGCAGAAGATTTCATGATATTGTATATCTGTGAAGGAGATTTATTGTTAGAAGATTCAAATGCAGAAGTATATAACGGCTTAGCGCCTTTAGTTTTTCCAAAACTGTCATTGTCAGTAGCAGAATTATACTTAATTACTGTTTTTCCACGAGTTTTAATATCAGTAGATCTTACTTCATTATTTAACGCTCCATCGCCAGTTAATTTAATTGGAGATTCTTGAACTATGTGATTATATGCTAAAATGTTTCGGTATGTGGTATTTTTAACACTCGTAGCGCTATCAGAATCCCAGAAAAACATAGCATCTGGCAATAATCTATTTTTACTCGAAAGCAATAATTCTATTGGAAGAAAATTAAATCCATTTTTATCTGCGATTCTTCCTTCATAAAACGCGTATACTGATGATCGATGTATTTTTGAAACGGCTTTTTGTTTCAACATATCGATAGCTTGAAATGGTTTTATTCCAATGAAATTTAAATTTTGTATTCCCTTTGTTCCTTCGCTTTCACAATAAAAAGGTTTGTTAGATTGAAGATCATTTTCCAAAATCATTTTAACATAACTATCTATAGACATACCGTTCAATGGAGTTCTACGAAGCCGATTAGCATTGTTTTTTACTTCGATAGAATAGAATTGAAGATCATACTGAGATGAAGCAGCGTCGTGTCCCATAGTGACGTTTTGAATTTCAGTTATCAGAAATTCAAATTTTCTAGGTTTACTGATTGGACCGGGAACAGAAATCTCAAATACAAGTTTACATTCATTTCCCATTATAGGAAGTTTGTCTCGAATATTGATGTTGTCATTTAAAGTAAGACTACCAAACATCACGGGTGATAGAATAGATTCATAGATGTCTATTCTCAGCAATTGATCTTTGATGAACATCAATTTGTTATTATCTAGCGATCCTACATATGCCTGATGTATAGCTACGTCACCTGGATTAAATGTTTGAATTGCCATTAGCTATTCATCAATTCTGAAAATGTGTTGTGAACCATTGAAACGTATCTACTATCCATCAAATCAATAGTCTTCTTCTTTTCATTTATTTCATTTTCGTAATCAAATGCCGTCACTGGAGAAAAATAGACTTGTACATTTGCAGTAATATTTTCTTTTATAGTGGTGATAATTGAAAC